GATTTAGCGGCGGTGGCACGACTCAGCAGCTAGTTTACGGATTAGAGTTCGGCTCAAAAAGATTTAAACAATTCCCTTCGTATTCCGGGCGCAGTGGACGAGGTGGCACGGGCTACTTTATTTATCCGACCCTGCGTAGAATCCAGCCCGAGCTTGTCGCAAGGTGGGAACGTCGATTCGCAGAGATAGTGAGTAAATACTGATGGCCGGCAATCGCACATTAAAGCTCACGATACTAGGCGACACCGACAACCTTCTGAAAAGTCTGAAAGGCGCAGAGACATCGACTGAGACCTTTGGAGAGCGAGTTAGTGAGTTCGGCAAAAAGGCCGCTATAGCATTTGCGGCCGCCGGAGCCGCCGTAACCGCCTTCGCCGTTAGCGCAGTAAAGGCAGCGGCTGAGGACGAAGCAGCCCAGATAAAATTAGCTGAAACGATTCGCAGCACTACAAAGGCCACGGCAGACCAAATAGCCGGAGTCGAAGATTACATAACGCAGACAAGCATCGCCGTTGGAGTTACCGACGATAATCTCAGGCCGGCTTTTTCAAGACTTGTCAGAAGTACCAAAGATGTCGAGGACGCCCAGAAGTTATTAAATCTGGCCTTAGACCTATCGGCTGCAACCGGTAAACCACTAGAAGCCGTCAGCAATGCTCTGGGACGTGCCTACGATGGCAATACTACGTCTCTGGGCAAGTTAGGACTTGGCCTCGACGATAGCACTTTGAAGAGTAAAAATTTTGATGCCATATTCCAGCAACTTAACGGAACCTTTGGAGACTTTGCAGAGAACGCCGGCCAATCGACCCAGAAGCAACTTGAACGCGTTCAAATCGCATTAGACGAGGCTAAGGAATCTGTGGGAGCAGCGTTACTTCCCGTCGTTCAAGAATTGACTCAGTTTATTTTAGTAAAGTTCGTCCCTGCGTTAAATGCCTTCATTGATGGTTTAACCGGAAAGAAAAGCGTTCAAGGTTCGTTAACTGAATCGCAAAAGACTGCGCAAGAATGGGGCAAAAAAGTCAGAGGCTTAATCGACACGATCATCGAGTTTAAAGATGAATTAACTATTGTCGCAGGTATTATTGCGACGGTTTTCGTCGTAAGTAAAATCGCCGCTGGCGTCCAAGCTACGATTTTATTAATCCAGGGATTAGCTGCCGCTTATACGGCTCTGAGAAATAGCGCAGCGGCGGCAGCGATAGCCTCACGATTTGCTTTAAATCCATTGGCGGGACTTGGCACGGCCGCAGCACTTGTTGGAGCAATCGTCGCAGCTACGCGGTTATTTGATAATCAGGCAGATGCGGCTGCTTTGGCCGGTGGTAACACGGTCCGAGCAGAAAGCCTACCGGGAGCATTCACGGCCGGGACAAGGGTTACACCTAGCGGAACTGTCGTAACTGGAGGCGCGGTCGTAACCGGTGGAGGGACGGTCGTTAGCGGTGGAGCCGTGGCGACTATTACAAAGCCCGCAGCGGTTGAAGTTACCAAAAAGAGCGCAGAAGAAATAGGCGATGCTTTTGCTAATAGTTTTAGAGGCTTAGTAGGTGGAACGCCTGACGTCGCAGGATTTAGAGCCTTTGAAGAGACCGGGTCCAGGGCAGGTTTAGCTTTGCCCATAGGACCTACCTTCGACCCAGCTAGATTTCGGATGGGAGAAGAACGCAGCCTGACGATTAACGTTAACGCGCCAAGCATCATTGATAAACCGGCCTTCGCTGAAGCGGTCGTCGATGCTCTAAATGAGGCGCAGTATCGTTCTGGGGCCGGCGGGTCTCAGCTAATCCTATGACGCTCTGGGTCCCGGAATGGCGGGTCAAAATAAACCAGACGGAAATTACGACTGCAACTCTCAGCAATCTGACGATTACTAGCGGTCGAACCGACATCTATTCGCAGCCCACTGCCGGCTATTGCAGCATAACGCTTGTCGAAACTAACGAAACCTCGATTCCTTATGAAATTAACGACGGTTTAACAATAGAAATAAAGAAAAGCGATGGGGCGTATGTCCCTCTTTTCGGTGGATTCATAACGGACTTAGCGATTCAAGTCGGCACAAGCGGAACGAATGCCACTAGGCAGAACATCAACATTATCGCCGTCGGAGCTTTGGCGCGGTTAGCCCGTTCAATATTTGAAGGCAACATTGCCAGCGATTTTGATGGCGACCAGATTTATGAACTACTTTCCACAGTTTTATTTGACCAATGGAACGAAGTCCCGGCCGCTGAAACTTGGAACGCGTATGATCCTGCGGTCCAATGGGAAGATGCAGAAAATAGCGGACTTGGAGAGATAGACCGTCCAGGAGATTACGACCTCGATTCTCAGAACGGCGTTACAGATAACGTCTACGATTTAGCTTCAGGAATAGCGACATCGGGCCTCGGTTATCTTTATGAGGATTCCTCGGGTCGTATAGGTTACGCCGACTCGACCCATCGAGGCCAATATTTAGCCACTTACGGCTATGTAGATTTAGACGGAAGCCACGCGCTCGCGCCCGGGATGGCGGTTACCAAGAGAGCCGGAGACGTCCGTAACTCCATAACCATCGCTTATACCTCATCTGGAAATTCGTCCGTAACTGATAGCGACGCGGCCTCAATTAGCGACTATGGGCAACTTGCGACCAATATCCGGACGACCCTAAAGAATCAAAGCGACGCCGAAGACCAGGCGGCTTTTTATCTACTCATAAGAGCTTATCCTCAGTTCCAATTTACGCAGGTAACTTTCCCGCTCGGCTCCACAGACATCGACAATGCCGACCGGGATGCACTACTCCAGGTCTTTATGGGCCTACCGGTAAACATCCAAAATCTGCCGGGAAATATGGTCGATGGAGAATTTCAGGGATTTGTCGAAGGTTGGACCTTTTCGGCGGGCTATAAATCTCTGAGTCTGCGGATGACGGTCAGCCCGATTGCCTTTAGCTTGCAGGCCTTCCGTTGGAACTCGGTCCCGGTGGTAGAACAATGGGCCACGTTATCGCCGACGCTTGACTGGCTCAACGCTACGATTGTCGCATAAAGGAGACCTATGCCAAACACGACGAACTTTAACTGGGCCACGCCGGCAGACACAGACCTTGTGAAAGATGGCGCAGCTGCGATACGAACTCTAGGCAACTCGATCGATTCATCATTTGTAGATTTAAAAGGAGGAACGACGGGACAAATATTAAGTAAGGCTTCAAATACAGATTTAGATTTTACCTTTGTAACTCCTAACGTCGGCGACATTACCGAAGTTCAAGCAGGGACCGGAATATCAGTAGCTTCAGGAACTGGACCGATTCCAGTCGTAACTAACACAGTAGCAACCGCAATAGATGCCAAAGGCGATTTAATTGTCGGCACTGGCGCAGATACTTTTGCCCGCCTAGCGGTCGGAACTAACGGCCACATACTTACGGCGGATAGTTCGGTCAGCCCAACAGGGCTAAAATGGGCTGCACCTGCTGGTGGTGGCAAGGTGTTGCAGGTTGTTGCTGCTACTTATGGCACACAAACATCAAGCACGACCAACACTTTAATAGATACAGGTCTAACTGCAACAATTACGCCATCATCTGCTTCTTCTAAAATTTTGGTCTTAGTAAATCAAGCAGGAACTTACAAAGAAAATAATACCTACTTAAAAATAACATTAGATCGCGGTGGAACTGAGATTTGGTTTAACAATGGTGGTGGATTTACAGATACAACGGCGATAAATAATGTTGGAAGTATTGGCACTTCCTATCTTGATAGCCCTGCCACAACTTCAGCCACAACTTACAAAACTAGATTTTCATCATCTGGCGGTGGGGCTACTGTTATTGTTCAACATAACACATCAGTATCTACAATAGTTCTAATGGAAATAGGTGCATAATGGCAACGGGCGTAGAAATCTTAAAAATGTTAATTCCAAATGGCGGTTGGGTCATTTCTGGCGATGATTTTGATGGTATTCAATTTATAGATTGTGAGCCAATAACTAAAAAACAATTTGAAGATGGTTTAGCACAGTATGATGCTTGGAAGGCTGAGCAAGATGCAGCAAAGGCAGCAAAGAAATCAACAGCCGAAGCCAAACTAGCAGCACTTGGTTTAGATGCAGATGACCTCAAGGCTCTCGGTCTTTAGCACAATCTATAAAGATTATGGAGACACCGCGTATGGCTTATCTCGACGGAACGGCCCAGAGAGTATGTGAAATCGCGCTGGGCGAAATCGGTTACGTGGAGCAACCAGAGAACATAACTAAATATGGAAAATTTACCGGCGCCGATGGCTTGCCCTGGTGCGGTTCGTTCATTAACTGGGCCTTTAGTCAGGCGGGCGTAAAGTTGCCATCGATGGTTTCAACCGCTCTCGGTGCATCACGAATGAAAGAAATCGGAAGATGGACCGATGACCCTCGA